TACCAAAATGGCAGTAGTACCTGGATCTGGCGCAGTTATTAGACCTGTCTTCAATGATGAGTTCGGTGTTGACTCAGTTATCGTTGAAGATGGAGGATCTGGTTATGTTGCATCGTCTCCTCCGACCTTGATCGTATCTGATTGCGGTCAACCAATTCGAGATGCTCGATTAGATCCTGTCATTGATGACAGTGGAAAAATTGTTGCTGTAAAAGTAGTAGACCCTGGTGAAGGGTATAATCCTTTGAGGATTACTCTTACACCAAGTATTCCTGAAGGTGGAGAAGAACCTGTTCCTGCTAAAGGTGAAGTTGTTCTGAGAGATGATGGAACTGTTGATTATATTAAAGTTCTTCAACCTGGAGACAATCAATTTTATGATGTTTCTGGAGTTATTGAAGGTGGAGAAGGTACTGGTGCTACTACAGCAGTTGTTTCAAAAACAGTCACTGGTCTTGCTATTCTAAAAGAAGGTACTGGATACGAAGAACCTCCAACATTGACAATTGATGGTGGTGGCGGTGCTGGTGCTGCAGGTGTTGCTGAAGTTGACCTTGAAGGTATTGTTGATGGTTTTACAATCAGTGATGCTGGTCAATTTTACCTAACTGCTCCATATGTTCTACTTGTAGGTGGTGGTGGACTAGGTGCAAAAGCACGAGCAGAGATTGATCAAGGAAGACTAACCAGGATTATTGTTGATAACCCAGGTAGAGGTTATACTAGTGCTCCTAGAGTTGTCTTTGCTAGAAACGTAAAACTAAAGAAAGTCTCTAGAAATAGACAATCATTTAACTCAGAGTTCTATAATATTGCAGGGATCACCAAAAACGTTGCTAGAGATGATACCTCAGTGTATGTATCTTCGACGGATCCTTATCCAGGTTCAGGTGTATTCCTTTTGGAGAAGGAACTTATTCGTTATACAGGAAAAAATGATAATGCTCTAACTGGTTGTACGAGAGGTATTAATTTTAGATACGATCAACGTGTAATTGTTGACGATCTTCAAGTTGATGAAAATGGCATATCAACTTACGAGTTTAACATCGGAGACCGTGTTATCCGTGCCATTGAAAGTGCATCTAGTAAGATTGCTATTGTATACGACTGGAAACCTGAGACAAGAGAACTATTTGTTGTTTTCCAAGTTGATGAACTAGCATTTATTGATGCAGGTTCACCTGCTGAGAAGACAAACATTGTTTTTGATGCTGGTCTAGCAGATTCAAGTAATTCAATTGAGTTTCCACATACCATTGTTGATAGAGTTGGAGACATCCTGTTTCAGTTGACAGAACCTCCATCTTTTGAAGTAGACAGAGGATTTGAAGACGATGATGAACTCAATGGTGATGGTGATGGTCTACCAGACCTCATTAATACTGGAACATCATTTGAGAATCAGATCAATCTTGATGGTGGTAAAGCATCGACTCTATATGGTATTGAAGAGACTGTTGGTGGTCAAAACACCACTCTATTCCAAATTGGCGATACCATCAAAGATTCAAGTCTCCCCGCAAAATCATCTACAATCTTTGACGCAAGTCAATTGAGTGAGGGTGTTGACCATGCTGCAACTATTACTATCAAAATGGATGATAGAAATTCTTCCTACTTCAACAGCATCAATTATATTGTTGGAGAAACTGTAACAGGAACTAATTCTAGTATTCAAGCAACTGTCCTTGCATGGAATACAGATACTAGAGAATTGCAAGTTGGTGCAGTTGTTCCATATGACACTGGAGATCCCCTGATTGGTGAATTGTATGAATTTTCAGACAAAGGAACTATCATAGATATTAGAGTTCAGGAGATTGGTAATAACTATTCTTCTGCACCTACGGTAAATATTGGTACAACAGGAGTTCTTGCAGGAACTGCAACTGCTGTTCTACTTGCTGACCAGGTTAACGACATTACTGTTGATAATGGTGGTTATGGATACCCAAGTCCTCCATCTATTAGTTTTAGTGGTGGAGGTGGATCTGGAGCGATTGCTGAAGCAATTCTTGGGGGTGAAAAACTAACTGGAAGCACTTCTGGTGCTAGTTGGAGAATACGATCAATTAAATACGATGTTGAAATTAGAGACGACGTATTCTAAGGGTATAAATAAACATATAATATAAAAACCTACAGGGAAAGATATGTCGGCGCTGCTTACTGATCAATTCAGGATTTATTCTGCCAAGAAGTTTATCTCCTCCCTAGAAGGACCCGATGCTGAGGCAAGTGACCTCGTGGCAGGTACTTCTAGAGATAGATTGTACGTCTTTATTGGTAGACCACAAACATGGGAATCTGATAACGATCCACCATCACCCGTAGATAGTTTTTCACAATATAGTGAACTATACGATGATATGATCTCCTTGAAGCGTGTTCTTGCAAACGACACGATTCAGGTTGTTCGTCGTATTGACTGGACTCCCCCAGAAAAGACCACTGGTGGTTTGGGTTTCATCTATGACATGTATCGTCATGACTATTCACCAACTAAAACTGCTGCATCTGGTTCTACCAGACTGTATGATGCAGACTTCTATGTTGTAAATTCATCTTATCAGGTATATAAGTGCATTTACAATGGCACCTCTCCCTCTGACCCCAACGGTAAACCTTCAACTGTTGAACCAACTGGTACATCAACTTCAATCGTAACCACCGCCGACGGCTATCGCTGGAAGTTTATGTACACGATTCCTGTTGCACAGGTTCTTAAGTTTTTCTCTTCTGAGTATATCCCTGTACTTACTGATGATGCTATCAAGAGAAATGCTGTTCCTGGTGAAATTGATACCGTTGTAATTACAGCAGCAGGTACTGGATATAACAACGGTGCATTTGATAATGTTCCCATCAATGGTGATGGTTCTGGTGGTCGTGTTTCTATCGTTGTTGATGGTGGTCGTATTGTTAATGCTACGGTGACCTCTGGTGGTACTGGTTATACCTTTGGTAAGATCGTCGTCAGTCAAGTTAATGGTATCGGTACTGGTACTGGTGGTGTTATCGACGTTGTGATTCCTCCCCAGGGTGGACATGGTTTCGATCCTTCCTTTGAACTTGGTGCATACCGAGTAATGGTGAACGCTAAACTTTCTTATTCTGAGGGTTCTGGCGACTTCCCTGTTGATAATGACTATCGTCGTATTGGTCTACTTCTAAATCCATATAAGTATGGAACTGAAGAACTGACCACCGATCTAACTCTGAGTGCTACAAAAGCAGTTATTTTCCCACCATCGTTCCAAGGTAATTTTGTCCCTGATGAAATTATCACCCAACAAAGAACTGTTGGTGGTACAACTATTACAGCAAGGGGTAGAGTTATTTCTTGGAACTCTACTACAAAGGTTCTTAAATATTATCAGAACAACGTTGACGGTATTTTTCCAGAAATTACTGGTTCGTTGAGTGATTTTAGTGGAAGTAATGTAATCACTGGTGCATCTTCTGGTGCTACAGCAGAACCCGATATTAACTTCCCCGCTACTCCTGGAACGTCTACAAGAATTATTAATGCTACTGAATATGACTTGGGCATGGCGTTTACAGCAGGTTATGCCTTCCCCGAGATTCAGAAAAACACGGGTGAGGTAGTCTATATAGATAATAGGAGACCCATCAGTCGTGCAAACGACCAGATTGAGGATATTAAGATTATTGTTGAGTTCTAATTCATTAGAAGAGTAAAAAAAGATGCCCCAGAATACCAACCTAAACGTCACGCCTTACTACGACGATTTTGACAAGTTTAAGAACTTTTATAAAGTTCTTTATAGACCTGGATTCCCAATTCAGGCAAGGGAACTCACGACAATGCAATCGATTCTTCAGAATCAGATTGAAAGCATGGGCAACCATTTCTTCAAAGATGGTGCCATGGTTATCCCTGGCCAGGTAGGTTTTGATAATAACGTTGAATGTATCCTCGTTCAATCCAGTTTTTTGGGTTCTGAGGTAGAACTCTATCGCTCTCAACTCAACAATCTTATCATTACTGGTGTTACCACTGGGGTCAAAGCAAAGGTACTCTACTCGATTCCTGCATCTGAATCGAGCAAGGGTTTTATTACTCTTTATATTAAATATGTTGAGGCAGGTGGCGACAATAAAGATGTCGTCAAATTCCAAAACAATGAGCAACTCCTAGCAAACGATGAGATCACTTACGGCACTAACCTGATTGAGGTTGGATCTCCTTTTGCTCAACTTATTCCAAATAATGCAACTTCTACTGGTTCAGTTGCTTACATCAATAACGGTGTATACTTCATCCGTGGTTATTTCGTTGATGTATCTTACCAGTATATTATTCTACAACAATATGCTCAGAATCCATCATTTAGAGTTGGTTTAGAAATTTCTGAGTCTATTATTACTCCAGAAGATGACACCTCTCTGAATGATAATGCTGCAGGTTCGTCTAACTATGCTGCTCCTGGTTCACACCGTTTGAAGATTGGTGCTGAACTCGTCAAGAAGTCTATTGGCGATGATGCTGATAAGAACTTTATCGAACTCGTCCGTATTAAGGATGGTAAGATCGAGAAGTTGGTCGATAGGACCATGTATAGTGAACTGGAAAAAACACTTGCCAGAAGAACGTATGATCTTCATGGCAACTTTATGATCCGTCAGTTCCAGATCTCGGTTAGAGAGTGTCTGAACAATGGAAGCAATAATGGCGTATATCAATCTGGTGAGTACACTCAAGACAGAGGTGTTCTTGCCAGCAACGATTTATATGCTCTCGAAATTGGACCAGGAAAGGTATATCTAAATGGATTCCCAATTAGATTGACTGCTCCCAAGTATCTTGATATGGACAAGTCCAGATCATTCAAGTCTCTTGAGAACCAGATTATTCCTTTTGAACTTGGCAACTATCTCCAATGCACCAATAGTTATGGTGTGCCTGTTGTTAGTGGTCCTAACGTAACTACTTCATATCAGATTATTGAACTCAAGGATGAGTTCAATACTATTCCTGGTTCTGCTAACGGCACAACAATTGGTTTTGCTAGAGTTGCAGCATGGGAATTCATGAGTGCAGGTTCAAATTCCCTGGAAGGAAACCCTTCTGGTGAAGCAAGAGATGACATCTATACTGCTCACGTTTTCGACATCTCGATGCTGACGATGTTGAAACTCCAATCGAATGCAACTATCTTAGCAGGTTCTCAAATTGTAGGTGCAACTTCTGGTGCTAAAGGTTTTATCAGAATCACTGGTGGTGCAACATCAGTAACTTCTGATACAATCACTCTTGTTCAAACTACAGGCAATTTTATCCCTGGAGAGATTATTAAAGTTGATGGTAAAGATAAGGGAACTATTTCAAATCTCTATGCATATCAAATTTCTGATGCTAGATCAATTGTTGGTAGCAATACCTTAGGTGCGACCATCTTTACTAGTGATCTAGTATTGACAGAGACTACATCAATTGCAGGTAATTACTTTACTTTTGATGGTTCTACAACTCCCAAAACTCTTACAGGTTATAACAGTGATATTGCACTAGATGTTAGGGCAGGCGATAAACTTTACTATGATATTGATAAGTATTTTCTTGTCGAACCTGTTCCTGCAGATTTTGATCTTAATACAGACGTTTTTGTGTATGCAGATCAGGTAATTAAAATTACCGATGCTTATAACGATGCAGGTGTAGCACAAACTTTAACGGATGGTCAGCAGTTTAGCCCTCTAATTCGTATTCGTCCTCAAATTGAAGCACAACAATTTGGAGACCTATTCATTGAGTTTCCAAAAGAAGCAATTAAGAGTATCACTGACGAAAGTGTCATCGTCAGAAGAACTCTAGAAACTCAAACCACAAGTGATAGTTTTACGTTCTCCCTTCCAGAAACACAACAGTTTGCTGCAGTTGAATTTGAGAACTATACTCTCATGGTAACTGGTAGTTCTGGTTCATATGATGTTGGTGATATTATTCCTCTACAAACCTCCCAATCTGGTTCTGTGGGGTATACAACATTCAACACTTCTGGTGTACCAAGAACAACTATTACTGTTTCAAACCTAACGGGTATTAGTTCAGTAAGATTGATTGCTACGATTTCCAAGAACAGCATCACTGCTAAGGTTAAAAACCCAAATAAGATGTCTGTTTGGAAAGTTAATAGAACTACCAACAGCAGCGATCAAATTCCATATGGTCTAGCATATAGTCCAATCTTTGGTACTAGAATTGAAGATGACACCATCTCTCTAGGTGTTACCGATGCATACAAATTACATGCAGTATACGAATCCTATGATGAGAGTGAAGCAATCATTCCTAATGTAACCTTGGTTGAACCTGCGTTCTTTGCTCCTGGTACAATCATTACTGGAAAGAAATCTACTGCAAAAGCATTGGTTGTAGATTTTAACTCCTCTACTCTCAAACTATCTCTTGTTTATCAAACTGCGGTTCAACTACAACAGAATGAAGTTATTGATGGTTTCAACAGTCTAGGCGAGAAGATTCAAGGTCTTGTTTCTGATGCTTCTGGATCTGTAAACTCTGGTAGTAAGAATATTACTGAAAATTATGTTCTCAAGAGTGGTCAGAAAGATTTTTACTATGGTATTTCATACCTTGAGAGAAAGAAGGGTTCTACGGTTCCCATTAGAAAAATTAAAATTGTTGCCGACTACTTTACCCACGAAACAACTGGAGACTACTTCAATGTTAACTCTTATGTTGGTACTGCATACGAAGATATTCCAGTATTCGTTTCATCCCCAGATAAACTAGTAAGAACCAAAGCACTTGCAGATGTTGCAGACTTTAGACCTGCAGCATCTCCTCTAACTGCTACTGGGGCAACTGGTAGCGTTACCAATCCTTACTACCTTGAGTGTTCTACTCTAGATTTCCCAAGTAGACTCTTTGATGATGATGCAACTAAGTTTGATATTCCTAAGAGGGATTCTGACTTCCGTTCTGATTACGAATTCTATTTGAAGAGAATTGATAAAGTCTTTGTTAATGAAAAAGGCAAGTTTTTTGTCATTCAGGGTACTTCTGCTGAGAACCCGATTCCTGGAGATAACGTTGACAAAGCAATGCTTCTAGCAACCATTGGTCATAATGCTTATGGTTTCGATCCTGCTATTGACGCTCGTATCTTCCAAGAAGATATTAGAAGATATACAATGCGCGACATTGCTAGAATCGATAAGCGTGTCAAGAATATTGAATACTACAGTGCTCTGACTCTTCTTGAGCAAGAAACTGAGTCTCTAATGATCACCGATGAATTTGGTCTTAATAAATTTAAGAATGGATTCATGGTTGATTCATTTGATAACTTTAGTGCTGCAGAAAGAACTCACCCAGATTATAGTGCAGCAATGGATTTTAATGAGAGAACTCTCAGACCCAAGCACTACACTACCCAAGTTTCACTACAGGTTAATGAATCTGCTTCTAGCAATTATGTTAGAA